CGACGCAGCCGCCATAACAGGCTTGCCAGTCTGAGCACGAGTTCTCTCTCGACCGCGGATTGCGCATCATGGTCGGCCGTGACCGCCATTTCGAACGCCGCGTAATCCTCGGCATCTTCCAACGCGTCGATGACGGTCTCTGCGGTCAGCCCGTGGCGAATGGCATTTTGGCGCGAACGCCTTTTGCCCTCTTCGGTGACGGGCCCCGTGCTGAGCTGCGCATTGCGGCGATTGGCCTCGATTTGTCGAAAAGAGGTCATTAGCTCTCCGGGCCAAGAATTGGCTTCGTTTCGTCATTTTGCGGCCAGCCGGCGGGGCCGGCTCGGTGCCCAAAATGTTCGTTGAACTTTCGGTTCAACGTGATCGGCTGGTCACCCGGAATGCTTACCTCATGCGTTTTGGCCCAGAGCACAGCCGCAACGGCCAGTGGATCGATGCCTTTGGTCTGCCACCAAGCACGCTCATGGCCATGCCGGTGGAGTTCACGGTGGTGCAGCCGGCAGATCGGGACGGTGAAGCGGTCGCTGACTTTGCGGCCCATCATCCGTTGCTCGGCGAACTTGATGTGGTGGGGATCGGAGGGGATGCGGCCGCAGACAAGGCAAGGTTGGGCAGCGACAAACCGCAAATGGTCGCGATCGCGCTCACGCACCGGTTTGCCGATGACAGTAACTTCGTTTGAGCCAGGCTCGCTCCGCCGCGGCTCGCCGCCATGGCCGTTCGCTTTCTTGGGTCCCGATGACGGAACTGCCTCACCGAGGCGAGTGAGCCTTGCAGCGAATGCAGCTTCGACGGCTTGCGCATCTGCAGCGGAGAGCTGGTTTTTGAGTGGGAGAGCGCGGTGCGCCCATGAGGCGAGGGCTTCCGGGTCGGTGAGTTGCTCAAGCTCAGAGATCAGACGCTGCCGAAGGCCTTCGGAGGCGTCCTGCGACAGACTTGGTGGCCTGGGCCTTCCGGCACGCTTTAGCGGCCTGCGAGATGCTATCTGCCTTATGGCCTGGTCCGCCGGACTTTGCTGCGGTCTTGGCGGGTCCTTATCGGCTTCCAGAGAGATCCCTGCAGCAGGCAGATCGGGCGCATCGAGATCGTCCTCGCCGGCGATCCCAACCAGAGTGAATAGGGCATAGCGGCGCGCGTAGGTAAGGGCGGCGCCCAACCTATGCGGAGTTGCTGTTTCGGTGACCGGGCAGACCGGCCAGTCGGAGGACACCCACTCCCCGGAAGCGTGCACCAGGGTCGTCGTGAGCCTGATCAGGCCGCTGTCGCCATCGATCGATGTCGCCTGGACGGTTGCGATCTCTTGCTGACCCAAGCACTTCCGCACGATGTCCAAACCGGAGGACAACGGCGCATAGCGAAAGGTCCGGCTCCCCTCGCACGGGAAGGGCGAGACGATGGTCGCGGTCAAGGATTTTTCCGGGTTTGCGATCTCGGCCTGGGCCTTGGCGAGCGCCGCCGCCAGTACCCCAACCCTTTCGCTAGAGCGCTGCACAGCCGGCCTCCACGTCCAAAATTTCAAAACTGATGGCGCCTGATTTCGATCGTTTCGCTCGGACTCCATACCCTGAGGCCTCTTTGGCGTTCTCAGGGACAAGTGCCTTGAGCTCGGTCTTGGCCCGGTCGTGGTCGAGCGCCGCGGGCCGGGTCAGGCGATAGAGGTTGGCAAACTCCGCCCACGCGTTGGAGCCGCTCATGTCGACGGCCCTGACCGCTTCGATCCGGGGCCGCGGTGGCTCGGCGTTAAAGAGGTGAGGGGACTCGCCGGTCTCGACACAGCGCCAGAACTTCCGTTCTGCGGTCAGCAGCAGATGCTGGTAGAGCGGATCAGCCGGAATCGTCATCTCGACCCATTTGCCGCCGCCGGTGATGATGGAAAGCACAGCCGTCCGTGACGCGGTGACCCACATGTTGTGCTGCAGCTGCGCCATGTGCTTTTCCGCAGCCGCTTCTTCGGAAAAATTCCACGGCAGCATGAACTTGGCCTCGAACACGGCGCCGGTCGCCTCTACCATTCCGTCCAGGGTGGCGGCCATCCACTTGTGGACTGCATGGAAGACCTGCCGCTGCGCGTCGGTGACAACCTGGCCGGTGTTCTTTTCGTACCAGTGCCGGTTCAAGTGCTCGGTTACGGTGCCGAGCTGGACCAGGAGGTCGCCGGACAGATCCTCGGGTTCGACCTCGCCCCGTTTTTCCTGCCAAAGACGGACCAGCGCCGCCTCGTCCTCGCCGATGATTGTCCGGGCGTCTGAGCCGCCGATGAAGGCACGGCGCTCTAACCGAGCTGCGCTGATTTTTGGAAGCGGAACCGCTCGCTCAGACATGGCAACCTCCACAATGATCCTGCCGCATCACCGTATTATGAAATCGTTTACGATGTATTTTAAATCTATATAGAGTTAAAATAACTCATAATAGACGAATTGTCAACCCAAATCGAATCGAGTCCACTGCAAATGGATGCGATACTCGTCTCAAATACGCGCTGCGAGGGCGCTCTTGGGCTGGAGCCAAAGTAAGCTTGCCCACGCCGCCGGAATTGGGCTGGCGACGCTCCAGCGGATCGAGCAAAATGAAGGAGTCGTGAAAGGAAACTTCTCCACGATCCTCAAGATACAAAAGGTTCTTGAGCAGGCCGGCATTCAATTTACCGATGATGAAGCCGGCGAAATCGCAGTCCGTTTGCAAACAAGCAAGCGTTGAGTGAGTAGTTGCGGATTCCGAGGCGAGGCCCCCACAGCGACCATCGGGGCGCATTCATCGATGAGAACGGTGGCGGTCCAGGTGTGCGCCTTCGCAGGCCGCCAAGGCCGAAGCGGTAAGAACGGACGCGACGTTTTTTGCGAAACGAACCCAATTTTTCCTCGAACGAAGCCGGCTGTTTAGTATCAGCTTGGAGTCCGCGGGGCAAAAAAAGGGCTCGTATTGCACGTCTGCCGGTTATGTAATACACTCTAGTCATGAAAACTCTGACCGTTCGATTGCCTGAAGATCTAATCGCTCAAATCGAAGCCGAGTCACAGCGACGTCGGCTTTCGAAATCCGACGTAGTGCGGGAGCGTCTCACAACGAGGCGGTCTCGCGGGAATCGATCAACGTTGCTCGACGCCGTTGTCGATGTCATCGGTTCGGTTGATGAGCTGCCGTCGGACCTCAGCGCACGCAAGAAGAAATACCTGAAGTCAAGCGGCTATGGCAGCAAGCGCTCTGGTTGATGCCGGCTTTCTCGTGGCGCTGCTCAGCCGGCGCGATGACAGCCACCGCTGGGCCGCAGAACAAGCCTCGCGTTTTCCACCTCCCTGGATGACCTGCGAGGCAGTCTTATCCGAGACCTTTCACCTCCTCGGAGGACGCGGAATAGGGAGCATCGCATTATTGCTTCGTCGCGGCATTCTCATTTCCGGCTATCGGTTTGCCGACGATCCAGACGCCGTGCTTAAGCTGTTAGAGAAATATTCGCAGGTGCCGATGAGCTTCGCAGATGCCTGTCTTGTACGGATGACCGAAGTCGTGAACGATCCCACGTTGTTGACCACGGATTCCGACTTCCGTATCTATCGGCGGCACGGCCGGCAGATGATTCCCTGCGTGCTCCCGCGTTGAAACCGGCTCAATGCTTGGAACGCGTCAGGCGCCGCCGGCGTCGAGTTCACCGACGAGAACGGTGGCGGGCCAGGTGTGCGCCTTCGCAAGTCGCCCAAACAGAAGCGGTAACAACTGGCCGCGGCTTTTTTTGCGAATCGAATCCGATCCTTCTGCCGCGAACGAAGCCCGCTGCTTCAGATCTAGAGCTAGTTGTATGAGGAGGGTTTCAAGTTGCGACCCTGAACGCTCAGCGGAGCGGCGTTGCCGAATTACCCGAAGCCGTAACGGTGATAAAAGGTCCCAAACCCACTGAGTCTGGCGTAAGCATCGAGAGCTTCCTGCGTCCAAGAACTCTCGGATATTTCATAGGCCAAGGCCTGGCTGACGCTGTCGATTTGGTCGTCATAACGGCCGCCGGGAAAGCTAAAAAGTTCGCTCTCGAAATCGGCAAGCCAGGACGCCTCTTTCGGCAGAAAGATCTGCCCGCTCTCGAACTTGACCGATTGAATTGACATCCGGGTGCGCTTGTCCAGCTCCGGTTTCACCGCAATCACCGGCAGCCCTTGGTTTTGCAGTTCATTTGCCAGCGCGTCGCCGGTGCCGGCATCTTCGATCAAGATCACCTTGGCATTGTGCAGATTGGCGATCGCGATCGCTCGCGCCTTGAGCGTCGGATAGTCGACTTGCTCGCGATAAACGTCGAGAAGATAGTAGCGCTTGTTGTGATAAAGCCACGTTGTGCACACCGAATAGTTCGACCGGCTGCCGCCTTTTGCCGCCGTATCCCAGCTCTGAATAACTGTCGCGGATGCATCAAGCGTGGGAGGTACGCGGTAACGGCGGGGCCAGGTCCGCTTGATCATCGCGCCTTCGCGGGGAACGGGTGACTGCTGGTATTGCGCCGCGAACACGTCCGATCCCATCTGGGCGCGATAGGAGTCGAGAATGGATCGCGGCTCCCGTTCGGCATGCAGCAAATCGCCAACACGGCGAACATGGTATCGCCCGTTGCCGATCTCAATCTTTTCCTCGTGTTCGGCGATCGCTGGCAGGTTGAGCACGCTCCACTCCTCCGGCTGATCCCGCAGCAATCGGCCGACCAGATCGTCCTCGTGCAGGCGCTGCATGACGATGATGATGGCGCCCGTCAGTTTGTGGTCCAGCCGCGACAGGATGGTGTTGACAAAGGCGTTGTGCACCCGCTCGCGCTTGATATCGGAGAGCGCATCGATCGGCTTCATCGGGTCGTCAATGATGATGATGTCGCCCCCACGTCCGGTCAGCGTGCCCTCGATCGAGGTGGCTATTCGGAACCCCATCCGCGTGGTTTGGTATTCCGCTTCCGAGTTCTTGTCGCGCGAGAGTTTTGTGTCTCGAAACAGCTCGCGATACCAGCTCGTACCAATGATTTTGCGGGTGTCATTGCTCAAGTTGATCGCAAGCTCGGAGCTGTAGCTGACCCCAATCACGCGTTTGCTGGGGTCATGGCCCAACAGCCACGCTGGAAAGCTGATTGAGCAGAGCAGCGATTTCATCGAGCGCGGCGGTACGGTGACAATGAGCCGCCGGATCTTTTGCTGCCGAACTAGCTCCAGGTGATGGGCGATCGCGTGGATATGCCAGTTGTCCTGATATGTGGCCGACGGTGCAAGCGTCTGAAAAACTTTCCGGTTGAAGCTCGCGAGGTCGGTCCGGGTGATGGCGTCGCGCAGCCGCGGGCTGGCTTGCATTGTGGTTCTAGGTTTCTTCATCGCTGCTACCTTTTTGTTTGAGCGCTTGGTTGTGCGCTGCATCGGGGTGATCGTCCTCGCGGGCCTGCTCGCTCTTGCGCTTGAGGAAATCGGCTACCAATGCCTCGTCTTCTGCCGTAAGCGCCTTGCCGGTGAGTTCCTCGAGCGCGGCCTTGCTGCTCGCCCCGAGATCAAGGCCAAGTTTGTCGGCGAGATCGAACAAGTCACGCCGCGCATAGCGGTCGCCGCGCGCGAACTGATCGACCAACTGTTCGATGCCAGCTGCGGCTTTGGTCAGGATTCTTTCCTTGTCGCCGATGGTGAGCGTGACCTTCTTGCCGAGAGCGGCTTGCAGCAGCGCCTTCAGATCAGGTGCAATCGAGGGCGGCCGGTTGCGGGCGCCCGCGGGATTGCCGCTCTGGCCCGGCTTGAATTGGTACTCCTTGGGCGGGCACCCAGGCCCGACGCGGTAGGGCGCATTTGAAGCAGGAGGGTTGGAGAGGGGCCGTGAACTGCCACGCTTGCGCCGAGATGGCTTTGCAGAAATCGTTGTCATTGTGTTGTCCGACTTTGTTGATCGATGCGCCTTGCCGTGTCGCAATCGACGCAGTGATGCGCGGGCGGGGGCGTGCTCATGCGGCAGCCCCAATTGCTGCAGGCTCGAGCCCGAGATAGCGGCGCAGCGCGATCCGGATCGCCAGGGTGATATTGATGCTGGTCTTGAAGATGGGGCGCCGTGCCGCCGCGCGGGCCTCGAGCATCAATGGATCTGTCTCACCGTCATGAGGTTCGTATCGATAGTTGAGAAACTTTGGATCAATTCGATTGGCAGGGGAACGTGGGTCCTCCCACTTCGGACCGACATCCGCATCTGTCGAAAAAATCGCGCTGGTGTGCGATTGGAACGCCCGCCAGCTGACAAACTCGGTGCCAGCGTTTCTCAGATCTCCGTAGAACAACGGCTCGCTTTGGCGCTTGAACGCCAGCGCCACGAACCGGCCGTCACAGATTTCGAGCAGTTGATCGTTCTCAGGGTCTGCCGCTGCGGACTTGTCGGGATCGAACCAGTCGAACCACGGCGTTTCAAGGCGGGGCGGACGTTCGCAGCTTAAGTCGACAATTCCAGTTGTGTCGAACAGCACGGTGATTGGATCATAAATCCGATAAAGCCGCGCATCACCCGGCAAGAGGTAGGCCAGCTGACCAGCCAGCGTTAAGCTCAATCCCGCGCGATTGAGTGCCGAAGTCACCGCCAAGCGCTTGAAGGTCGTGGCATCGAATCTTCGGATATGGCCTGCACCGCGAACTTCTGACAGCGTGCGAACCGCGCCCACCTTGATCAGCTGGCGAATGGAGCGCGCCGAGAGTCCGGCGCAGGCGGTGACGTCTGCATCCGTGAATTCGTTGCGCTGATACCAAGCGAGGGCCTGCTCGAAGTTATCGGACGGGATCATGAAGAGCTGCTTATGCCAAACTGACGCGCATGTGTCAATTTAAATTGACGGGTAAATGTCAAGTTTTATCCTGCCTGCCAAGCTCTCTCCCTCTCCCTGCAATCCAGTCTGGGGAAAATCTTTCCTAAGTCGTTTTAAATAAATGACATTTCTTCTTTCTGCCGGGCGCTTACTATCCCTGCAACCAATCCAAATCTCCCTGCAAACCGGGAAAAAGAATCCCCAGATCGCCCTCCGACCGGCGTTCAAATGATCGAAGATTCGAGTTCATCGACGAGAACGGTTAGCGGGGCCCCCCGG